GGTCTTATTGGCAGACCAATACCAGTTCCTGTCAAGCAGATTGCAGGTTTATCGCCACTAGAGATACAAGCAAGAAACTTGGCTAGTGGTTTAGGCGCATTTGGTGGTCAACTCGCAGAAGCGCAAGAATTATATCGCCAAGCTGGTAGAGGTTTTGACCCAGCATCTGCAGGTTTGTTTGCAGATCCAAGAGCGAGAGCATTATACGAAGCAAGCACTGCAGCTTATGACCCAGAGATGGGTAGAAGATTCGTAGATCAAGAGGCAGCAGACATCATGCGTCGATCAGCTGCTGGCATAGGTAGTGCGGCAGAGGGTATAGCTGGGCAGGTTGGTGGTGCTCAGACAGGTGCTGCAGAAGCAGCCAGAAGAGCTAGAGCGCAGACCGAAATGGCAGGAGCAGACTTGCGATCGGCTGGTCAGATGGGACAAGCAGCAGCACTGCAAGGTATAGCTGGTCTTGCAGGTACAGGAGCGGCTTTTGATCCATCAGATATAAGTCGTTTTCAAGACCCATTCACACAAGAGGTTATAGAAGCTCAACAGGCAGAGATTGCGAGGCTAGGAGAAAAACAAAAACAAGACGCAAGAGCACAGCAGATAAGAGCAGGTGCTTTTGGTGGTTCTCGAGGTGCGATACAAGAAGCAGAGATCGGTAGAAATGTATTGCAACAACAGGCCAAGACTGGAGCAGAGCTTCGATCTCAAGGATTTCAACAAGCTGCACAGCAAGCTCAGTCTGCGTTTGAGCAAGCTCAAGGTCGTAGACAACAAGCAGCACAACTTACAGGTTCACTAGGACAGGCTGGCGCTGGCACAGCACTACAAGCTGCAGGTCAGGCAGGTCAGTTAGGTCTTAGTGCAGAGCAACTTGCTCAGAGAGGAGCACTTGAGGGCGGTCAGCTTGGATTATCTGGTCAACAAGGACTTGGATCTTTGCTTGCTAGTCAGGCTGGTATCGGTCAGAACATAGGTCAGCTTGGTCTACAAGGACAACAGCTTGGCGCGAATGTGTTTGGCCAGCAGATGGATAGAACTGCAGGTGCTGCTGCAGGACTTGGTGGATTGACACAAGGTCAGTTCGGCACAGCACTACAAGCATTTGGTGCTGGTACAGGAGCACAACGCGCTGCCGCATCTGGTATAGCTGGGCTTGGTCAACAAGGACAGCAGATGCTCGGAACTCAGATAGGAACACTTGGGCAACTTGGCGGTCAAGGCAGAGGTATACAGCAGCGTGGACTTGATGCTCAATACACTGCGGCGACTCAGTTAGCGGATGAGCCGTTTATGAGATTACAGAGAGGTCAGCAGCTATTACAAGGTGGCGCTCCGTTCATGCCTCAATACACAACAGGGTATGGAGCACAAAAGGGACAAGCTGGTGCATATCAACAGCCAAGTGATGTAGCTAAGGCTGGCGGCGTAATAAGCACAATAGGGAACTTTGTTAGTGGTCTTTTCGGTAAATAATGAAAGAGTCGAAACGACAAAAAAAGATAGGAAAGGTTATGCGAGAGTTCAAAAGTGGAACTCTCAAGTCAGGTGGCTCTGGCAAGAAAGTAACCAATCCAAAACAAGCCATAGCTATAGCTTTATCGGAGGCTAACGCAATGAACCAGGGAGGCATGATGCAAAACAAAGTTATGCAAAGACCAATGTTTCAAACTCCTATGCAAAGAGAAAGCATGGGCATCATGGCTGGTGTTGCGCCGATTCGAGGATATGCGGAAGGTGGTGAGGCAGAAGAAATAGCAGTTACTGCAAGTAGTCCTGAAGAATTGGATATAAAACTATTTGGTGAAGGTGGAGTTTTGTTTGATACAGACTCTCCTATATCAAGTACGTTGATGGCATTGACCATACCTCTTGGAGGAGGTGCTCTTGCTCTTACGGCTCGTGGTTTGATGGCTGCTAGAAAAGCAGCGCAAGTTGCAGGGAAAATTAAACCAAGGGTTAAAGTTTCTGGGGCTGGAGGCAAACCCAGAGTCAAAGCATCTGATATTAAACCATCTCCTCCTACTCCTAAAAATATAGGTGGCAGAATGGCTGCCGCTGCAAGAAGAAACCCAGGGAAAACTGCTTTGGGTGGACTTGGGTTAGCTGGACTTTCAACAATACCATTCGGTGGAGAAGACGAAAAAACTATAGATACAAATGTTGTTACTGAAGAAGAAACTGGTAGCGGAGATGTTACAACTGTTGAAGAACCCGGTTTTCTTCAAAAAGCTTTTGAAAAAATGACTGATCCTCGACTGCAATATCAGTTAGCCAAAGCAGGACAAGCAACAGAAGGCAGAGTTCCAAGAAACTTCTTTAGTGATATGGCTATAGCTGGCAGAGAATATGATCTACAACAAGCTGAAATAGATAAGGCATCTAAAACTGCATTTACAACAAACTTTGAAGCTCTTAGAGAAATATACCCAGAAAGTGTAAGTGACTCAGAGATAGCAAGTATGCTCCTTACTGATTCAGATGATGCTCAATCTAACTTCTTAACTCTTTTCTCAGCTGCCTCTAAGGGAGGATTAACTCCTGATTTGAATACAATTAAATTGTTATCTGCCATAACTGGATATGAATTGCCAGAGGGCGCTGAAGAGGCACTAGTATCGCTAACTCCAGAATCTGCAACTGTTGAATAATGAAAGTAGCTGTCCCTGATGGTAGCGGAAGGGTCATTGAAGTATTAACTGATGACAAAGAGTACGCTAAAAAAAGAGCAGCTGAGTGGGCTAAAGAAAATCCATTTGTTGAGCGTGGAGCTAAACTAGGCAAAGAAGATGTTTCTGCCTTGGGAGACATACCAAGGGGCATAGGTGCTGGTTTGGTAAGTGCGGTTGAAGGTATTGCCACGCTTCCTGCAGAAATAATAGATGTGATCACCGATTCAGAAGAAAGCAGCGCAGAACAGATAAGGTCTTTTTTTAATAAATACAAACCAGAAACTTCAACAGGTGTTGGAGAGGCGGCTAGATTTATAACTCAGTTTGCCACACCTGGTGGTTTGGCCGTTAAAGCTTCTAAAGCCATAAAGGCTAAAAAAGCTCTTGAGTCAGAAGGTTTAGATGCAACAGATATAGCAACATTTGGTGTTGCAGATATAGCAGCTACTACACCAGATGTAGAAACTCTTGGCGATTTCTTTGATGCTGGTCCAACCAAAAGAATCGATACAGAAGATTTAGTTGGAGCAGAACTAGCAGCAGCGTCATTAGCAAACAGACTAAAGGTTGCCACAGAAGGTGCTGCTATTGTATTAGGCGTTCCTAAACTAGCTAAATTCGGTCTTATGGGTATAGGTAAGGGGGCTGAAGCTCTCGCTGAAACCGATATGGCTAAGGAAGCAGCACGAGCAATCAAAGATCCAAACACACCATTTCAAGATGTAGGCGTAAAACCTGATTTTGAGAACCCAACTTTCTTTGAAAAAAACATAGAGAGATTGAAGAAAACTTATCGAAAGTATTTAACTGTACAGGGTGAAGCGCCAGACAGATTTGTGAAACAGTATGATGCAATACGTTTATCAGCGGTTGCGGCTCAAAATGACACAGCTAGAAAAGCGGTTGAAAAAATAAGTAACTCAATTGCTTTTGTTAATAAGAACGAAGGTTTATTTAACAACTTTGATAAGAGCGTTGCTTTAAAAACATTAAACGATTACCTGTTTGCAGAGCCTATAAATAGAGGTGGGGTAATTTTATCAAGAGAACAGGTTAGAGATGCAGCTGCGAAAACATTAAATGAAATAGATGACATCATAGCTAAGAACACAACCAAAGATTTAAGAGAACGAGCAGGTTTTGGAAAGCTAAAACTTAGTTTGTTTGATGGCGCTAAAGAAGCAAGAGATGCAATAGATGGTTTAAGCGATGGTGTTCAAAAGCTAGTTAACGATAACTTTGTAAATCAAAAAGTAAAAGAAAACGTAACAAAAATAATAGGAGATAACAAAGGCTTTTATGGGATCAGACTATATCGAGCTTTCAAAGATAAAGATTACGTTCCGACTATAGATCAGCAGAACAATGCTGCAAAAGAACTGATGAGATCAACAGAGATACTAGGGCCAAACTTATCCATAAAGACCGAGGGAGAAGCAAGAGAAATACTAAACAACATGTTGAACTCTGGATTCACCAATCAAAAAATGAATCCAAGATCTTTAATTGAAGAAGACACATTGAGTGGTGTTTCTCAGGGAATATTGAAGCCCAGAACTCTTGATAATTTACCAGCAGTTCGAGATTTCTTAGGAGAATACACTGGCGCAAAAGAAGTTGTCGGAAGATTGGACCCAGAAAAAATAAGGGTTAGAGATTTGCCAGAACAAGAATTAGGTCTAAAAACAAAAATTGTTGAAACAGTTGATGTGTTGGCGAAGCAAGTGGCTAAAAGCAAGCACTATAAAGATTTGGTTGATTACAATAATAGATTAAAAGCAGACGGTAAAAATGGTTTCTTGTTCGATGATATACCACCTAATGTTCCATTAGGAAATTACACTCAAATAGGAAGAGATGCCACAACAGGCAAGATCGGAGAGAAGGCAAGAGAAAGATTTGGTCCTCTTGCTGGAAAGTATGTTAAGACAGAACACTTAGGAGCATTTGAAAACATACCAAGATACTTTGATATGTCTAATGCACTTCCTTTGTACTCAACCTTTCTTGGTTTGAAAGGAACCTCTCAGATAGCAAAGACAGTATATAGCCCGATTACTCAAATTAGAAACGCAACAACGGCGGCATTCTATGCTTTGATGAATGGCAATATAGGAAACTCTAAAGCTTTATCTGAAGCTGTATCAACAGTTCTTTCTTCTATAAATCAAAGAAGCAAAAGCTTTGGTAAAACTAAATTAACGCCAGAAGATATAAAAAAACAGTACAAAGAATACATAGATTTAGGTGTTGTAAATACAAACGCCAAGATAGGTGAGTTTGAGGCTTTGTTAAATGATGCAGTTGACTCAACTCAATATATGCCTGGTATTGCAAAAAAAGGATTTAAAAAAGCTCAAAACTTACAGAATGGTTTTGCAGCAAAACTTTACCAAGGGTCTGATGATGTATGGAAAATTTATAGCTATCAGATGGAGCTTGGAAAATTAAAGAAAGTATTTGATGTAAACCCTAATGCATCGATAGCTGTATCAGACCCCAGAAACTTCACTGAGTTTGGAGCAGTAATAAAGCGCGGAGAGGGTTTAACTGATGCACAATTTGAACAAGCATTGAAGAGAGAGGCGGCAGAGATAGTTAAAGATACAGTGCCAAACTATGCTCGTGTGCCTGAATTTATAAAAAGATTAAGACAGCTTCCGCTTGGAAACTTTATTGCATTTCCTGCAGAGATAATAAGAACAAGTGGTAACGTAATTAATAGAGCTATAAAAGAAATAGCTAGTGATTCTCCTGAAGTTAGATCGATTGGCATGAAAAGACTTGTCGGAATGATGTCAGTCAACGCAGCCATCCCTGGAACGCTAGCTGTTGGAGCGGGGCTTTTGACAGGTGCGGATAGCGATCAGATCAAAGCTTACAAAAGATCCATGGCTTATGATTGGGATAGAAACTCTACTCTTATTCCCATGGCAACGGATAAGAATGGAAACATAACAGAGATGTATAACTTCTCTTATACCAATCCATATGACTATATGATGCGGCCTCTTCGTGCTGTTTATAACGCAGTTGAAAATGGAATAGAAAAAGAGGAAGAGTTAACCAAAATAGCCATGGATGCATCTTCTGATTCTCTGTTGGAATTTATGGCTCCATTTGCAAGTGAATCAATAATCACTGAAAAGATGTTTGATATAGCAAGAAACAGAACAAGCTTTGGAGCAAAGATACACGGCGATGCAGACCCAGTTGGACTGAAAATGGCTAAAAGATTTGCACATTTTGTTGAAGGATTAACACCTGGAATATCTCCTGCTGAAATAACTGCAGATGTTTCTTCTCCTGCAACAGGTTATTTGAGCTTTTCTGCCAAGGACTTTCCTAAAGCAATAGGATCAGTTGCTGGTATGGACCCAAGAAGTTCTGTTACCAAGCAAGGTTATAAAATAGACCCAATGCAAGAGTTCACTGAAGCAATAAGTGGTGTTAAAACCATCAAGCCAAGAGTTAATAGAGTTTTGTATTATCGAGGTCTTGAAGCTGCTAGGCAGGTAAGAGAGGCAAGTTCTATTTTTAATCAGATAGCTAAATCGAGAGGATCTAAATCAGCAGAAGAGATAACTAAAGCTTACATCACTGCAAACGAGCAAAGATTCAAAGCACTCAGAGATTTAAATATGGCAGTTGAAGATGCTAAGACTCTTGGTTTTTCACGAAGCGATATAATTAAACCTTTAAGGCAAGCGAAGACTCCTAATCTTAATTTTATAATGGCTGGAAAATTCAATGCATTCTTTCCTAGCTCAGAAACAATATCTTTTGCATTGCAAGGTAATGAAGACAAGCTTTCAAATCCTTTGAAAATGAGAGACATAACATCTCAGTACAGAGAGTTTCAGGGCAAACCGTTTAGACCAAAAGCCATGCAAGAAGCTCAGAATGTCAGGCAGCTACCTGTTTTACCTGCACAGCCTAGCACGCCACCTGTACAGCAATCTGAGATCGAACCTGCAGAACCTGCATCTCTGTTTAATCGTGGAACTCAAGCACTAAGAGATTTAGAATTAAGGAAACTTCTAGGAATAGATTAGCTTGATTCCAAAAAGAGCGAAGAAGAAAGGCAAGTACTTCGCGGTCAAAACAGAAGTAGATGGCAAAGTCTTTGACTCAAAGCTTGAAGCAGCCAGATACAAGATACTCAAAAAGCGCCAAGATGATGGCGAGATATCTGATCTAGAGACACAAGTGAACTTCCCTTGCGCCCTTACAGTAGAGGGCAAGGAGAAGAAGATCTGCAGTTACTTCGCTGACTTCAAGTACAAAAAGGATGACAAGTGGGTGGTTGAAGATACCAAAGGCGTAGTAACCCAAGTGTTCTCACTCAAAAAGAAACTGGTTGAGGCTCTATACCCTGGCCTGAAGATCAACATAGTCAAAGATCCTCGCGTCTAGAACGGAACGATAGACTCGTTCACTACATCCACCTGGCTACCAGGAAACTCTTTCTTTATCTCTTGAGCCATTTTCATTTGCTTGGTATCGAATCCCGTCTTGGATAGTTCACGCAACTCAGGGCTGCTGTAATAAGGACCATCCTGCATACCCTTTGGCGTTGCGTTGTAGAACTTCATGACACCAGACTGATATGCGATCACATCATCATTGCTCTCTTCTGGCAGATGGGTAGCAGTGGTGATCAGATTAGGATTCCATAGATGAGTCTTGCAGCTTGCCTTCTGTGTCTCGAGGTCGAGCACTTTGTTACTGCGTGTACATATCCAATTTGCACCGTTACTTGTGGTAACAGGTTTGGAGAACGCACAGTTGCGGCAGTTGACCCACTCAGGGAAACGCTTTCGACT